GGTGCTAGACCGCCTATAATCGTATTTTCTACGCCTGTGGTTACTGCTTCACCTGCTGAAAAGCCAACTGCGGTGTTGTATCCGTTTGTAGCTGAAGTAAAGTTTTGGCTCTGTAATGCTGCATGTCCAACCGCTACAGACCTAGAACCTAGTGTATCCAAACTTAAAGCCTGAGTACCAACAGCTACATTATAATCAGCATCTGTAAAAGCATCGCCAGCCAAAGCACCGATGAGAGTGTTGTAAATGCCTGTGGTTATTAGCTTGCCAGATTTATAGCCGACTGCGGTATTATAAGCATCTGCTCCTGCATTAAGCGTATGCAAAGATTGCAAGCCAACAGCAACATTTCTACCGTGACCGTCTTCGGTATAGAGGGCTTCATTTCCTATTGCAACATTCGCGCTTCCTCCCTGAATGGCTTGACCTGCCGTGTATCCCATAAAGACATTTTCATCACCAGTAGTAATCGCAGTACCTGCTTCATCGCCCACGACAACATTATAATTACCACCACTAACAATGCTGTTACCTGCGTTGACACCAAAGCGGACGTTAGAGGTTCCTAGCGTTGGGGTGGATATAGAGCCGTCTTCTTGCACTTTAAACAACTCAGTACCACCGGAAGTACCCGTCCGGTCTTTTGCAATAATAAAACCTTCTCCGGTAGCGCCAGCATCTGAGTCTATGTTTAAGTAAAGACTAGCGGGGACATTCATGATGCCGTTGTGGCTACCGTTATCGTCTAGCTGAATAATTCCGTTTGTTGCTACAAGGGACTGTCCTGTGACAGAGCCGCCTGCGACAACAGTGCCAGATACATCTAAGTTACCATTCAGGTCTACGGTGGTGGCAGCAATCTGAATCTCTGTGTCAGCAACGAGGTCGAGCTGTCCGTCTGCGCTTGAGTTTATGTAGATTGCTGAGTCGCGGAACTGGACTTTCTGCGCGGAAGTTACTTCAATATCAGTTGAACCCGTAGTGTTACCGTTAGCAAGAACCTCGGCTAAAGTGTCGAAAGACCCAACTTGGGCGTCTACATATGCTTTTATGGACTGCTGAGTGGCTAGAGATGTGGCGCTGTTAGACGCCATGTTGTCTTCGTCTAGTACCGCCGTAACTGTAGTGCTAGTGCCTAACTGCAAAGAGGTGGTGCTAGTTACTGCTTCAACTACGTTAGTTCCATCACAGAACAAAAACATAGTACGACCATTAGGGACAAGGATACCCGAACCGCTAGAAGTTTTTAGGGTTACATTCTGACCTGATGCATTCTTTGCTATGTATATTTTAGAGAGGGCTGGACATACAACTGTACCAGCGGCTGACAGGCTTGATCCTGTATCCGTAAACTCTAGCATTGCACATCGGGATTCAGCGGTTGTGCCATTAGCTGTTGTAAGTGTATGGGAGTTACCTGACCACGTGTTGACTACTGCACGCCCTGCTATGGCCTGTTCTACCATAGAAGTTATGTTGTCGTTTACTACATCTCCCCAAGTACCACTAAGTTCGCCCTGTACTGGAAGCGCGAGTTTTAGTATCGAAGTATATTGCGTTGTCATTTGTAAAACCTCATGCGGCTATTCTGTCCCAGTTAGGGTCTTGTGTAGTTGTTGCTTCACTCCACGTTGAAGTTTGGCTATCGTTTATTGCCTGCCAATTAGGGGCTTGTGTATCTGTTACTCCGTTCCATGTTGGAGTCTGCCCATCATTTATTGCTTGCCAGTTGGGGTCTTGGTTATCATCAACCTCCCCCCATATGTTTACTGTACCTATGTATCCTACAGCAGATACTCCAATTACGGAAACATCTGCGTCAGCAGTAGCTACTACCGTACCTAGTTCGGCGTCTGCCTCTAACCCAGTAACTGGTATGGTTATACCTAACGCAAAAGTAACATTACCTAATTGGGCTGCCCCTACTACACCTGTTACTAAGGTGTTTGCTTCTGCATCTACTGTAACTGTACCAACTGAACCTGTAGCTACTACACTCGTTACCGGAGCGTTTGCCTCTGCATCTACTGTAGCAGTACCTAGTTTAGCTGCCCCTACTACACCTGTTACTGAGACGTTTGCTATACCTGTGGCTGTTAATGTACCTACTGCTCCCTCGGCCTCTACGCCTGTTGCGGATATATCAGCTTCTGCATCTACTGTAACTGTACCAACTGCGGCGGCTCCAGCTACGCTAGTAACCATAACGTCTGATTCGGCATCAATGGTAGCTGTACCGATACCTCCCGCAGCGTCTACGCCCGTTACAGAAGTATTTGCTGCTGCGTCAACCGCTACAGAGCCAATAACTCCTTCCGCAGCAATACCGTCAACCGATACTATAGTTAGATCAGTACCCCAAGCCGTTTGGCCCCAAGCACCACTACCCCAACCTACATACTCAACAGAAGACGGCATTTAACTACCCTATGGAGTAGCAATACGTACAATAGCATTTGTAGCATCTGCTGCGGGAAACTGTACAGTAAAATCACCCGCTGTAGACGTTTTATCCCCGCCAAAATCAAGCACCGCAACCGCTGGGTTGCTACCTCCCGACTTGTATATTAGAGCGCCACGAGCCGTAATAGTAGCATCCGTCCACGTAGTATCCGCAAAGTCTAAAAATGCTGTAGTGCCTGACGCCGCAGGATTAGCAGAAATAGTAAGTGTATTTCCTCCCGCAGTGTAATTTGTACCTGATACTTCATTAGTAGTAGCGTACGCTGTAGTGGCAGCACTTAGAGTTGCACTAGACGTATACAACGCTATTTTAAAAGTTTGTCCAGTGTTGCTACTAAAGTCCATCTCTCCATCTAAAAGAGCGATTTTAAAAGAAGTACACATCGCTTGTGAAATTGCCATTGTTTATCTCCTATTCTACTTTCATTCTAAGTTGTCCAGAACGGTAGGCATCTTCACGAAGTTTACCATCACCTAGATTCTTTAACAGTTGAAGTGCTTGAACGTACAAACGCTCATAAAATTGCACTAAATCAGGTTCCCCTTTCATAAAACGAATAGCCTCAATAAGCGCGCCATTAAGCAACGCTGAGTCAAACTCATCTCCTAGCCACGTAGTGCCCGCAGTAACAATAGACGCGGGGTAATACCCGTAGTGTAATTCCATTGTGTACGCGCTGTCAGGAGTAGGCCCCAAAATAAATGCGTCATCATCAAAATACGCATAGTGTTTTGGTAACCCCTGTGTCGAAGCACTGGGATATGCCTCCCTAACAAAATTAACGTCTTTGTTAAGTAGGTACTGGTAATTCCCATCACCGTCGATAACTGCTATCGAGTAACTCCACAAAAAATCTGTTGGAGCACCGAGATACTTATTGCCCGCACTTAGTGTCCCTGTTACATTTTTACGTAGCGCAGGAATTTGTACAGTGTTATATATCTTTTGTTCTGCTTGTTGGGTGAACATAGCAAGCTGATCTGCTGTAAACGTGTTCTCACAGATATCTTCAACATTAGCTTTCAGCTCGGTATAGTTCATGGCTTACCCCATTGGCCCGCGAGCGTACAACCCTTTGGTTGCTGCCCCAGTACCACGAATTTTGACTTTACCACCTTTAGAGTAAGCGCTAGTCATAGGCTTGCCAGTTTTCTTGGCTTCTTTCTTGGCGGCTTTTTTACCTGCATCTGTGTACGCAAACTCTTTCTTCCCTACTTTTGGCATCTTACTACTCCTACTAAGTTATTACTGTAACTTGCCCCAAATGGCCCATAGCAACTAACGGGTCAGGGGTAAGTCCGTATGGGTCATATCCCCCACCTACTGGGTTCCACCCCCAATGGATACCCCTACTACTATAGGGTCCTGCTACCCCAAGGCTTGTATCTACTCTTGGGTCACGGATAGCTTGTGGGTCATCAACTGGGTATTCCCCTAATTTATTTTGAGGCTGGTCAGGATTCCAGCACTCGGGGCAAGCCTTTATATTGGTATCCCGCCCCTTAGCAACAAGATTGCGTAGTTCTTTAAGTCTGTATTCAAACCCACAAACGTCACATAAAGCAATAGCCTTTCTAGCGGATGCAAATCTATCACCCATCCTATAATCTGCCTATCCTAGGTACAAAACGAGCAGAAGTCTTTTCGCGATCTTCCTGTGCGGCTAAAGAAAATTGTTCGTCGTATATTTGCTTTAGCATGGCTACGCGATCTATAAGTTCAGGGTCTTTCATAGCTATGTAATAGGATAGCCCTGCAACTAAACAGGGGAAAAACCTAAAGTTCATGTCGGCAGTCTGTGCCCCACTACCTGCATCCTCTATACGGCGCATGCGCCAATAAACTAGCTGGTAGCTCTGTGTACCATCAGGTATAGGCCATACAGTAGCTGCAGGTACTTGCTCCCAATATACAGGAATCGCAGTACCCCCAAGCGTATGTGTAGCGGCTGTTGTGCCTTGCTGCCCCCTAAAACAATTCTGTAGAGCATTACCTTCAATACTACCGTAGTTAATAACCTCATCTTGGATTTTAACAAATCCTGCGGGTGGTAAGTCAGATACCCCACTTAGGGTAATAGTAGTGTCTGTACTCGATGCTGTAGCCGCTAGTGTGATCCCTACAGGATAAGTTTGCCCACTATTCCTGTGGATAAAAATCTGTACTGGCCTACCTTGTGTTAACTTGTTAGGTATAGATGCGTAAGTACTTACACTAATACGACTTATAGTAAGATCAGACTGTAGTGATGTGCTGCCCGCCCCAGTACGTATCTGATGCTCCATCAAATCAATAGTGTCGTCAGGCAGTGCATAAGTTGATTGTCCTTGAACTAGATCAATAAAGCCTTGCTCTATTGTCCACATGTTTATGCCACGGTTCTGCCACTCAATGGTCATCAAGTTCATGGATCGACGTGCAGTGCGCAAGTCATACCCAGAGCGCATCTCACGTCCAGCACGTTCAAACGCTTCTTCAGCGATCTCTGTGAAGTCCATGTTAAACGTAGAAGTGCCTGATGTAGCCATTATTTATTTCCCCGTTTGGTGGCTGATACCCTTCTAGGCTTACCTGCCGGTTGCCCTAATCTCTTCTTCTCAGCTACTTTTCTACTTTTCTCGGAGCTAGACATCTCACCAGAAGTCTTAGGGGTTTTAGAAGAAACCCGTTTAGAAGGGCGGCAGTAGGGAGTTCCCCGTCCATCACCCTTCTTTCTACCACAAGCCTTTCCAGTACTGACATCTTTCCAGTCTTCCTTGAACCAGCGTTTTAGGGCTGCTCCTTTGGCTGTTTTACGTACTTTACCACCAGACTTGTAGTATGTACGCATCACTTACCCGCCTTTTTCTTCCTGCATTTGGCAATAGCACCGGAAGCATACGCGGAAGGAAAAACTTTGTAGCTAGCCTTCACTTTCCTATAGCACGAGTCTTTTACAGTGCCACCTTTCTTATAGTAACGGCGCATTATTTACCTCATTTTACAAGGACGTACACCCTTTGTAGCCTTACCAGCACCACGTACTTTACCACCAGCTTTATGTTTAGCCACTTTCCCGCCTTTCTTCATGGTAGGTTTGCGGGTCTTGCCTTGCTGCTTGTTTAGGTAGTCGCGTAACGATAGGCCCGATGCTTCCAGTTCTTCTTTGGTAACCGCAGCTTTCTGCCTACCATCTTTACCGATAAACTTACTTGCCCCACGTTTTTTAGCCTCTCCAACAGACTTAGCCATGCCTTCAGCAGGCATGCCGGGGTCAGTCGCGGCTTTTCGGCGCATCATATCTGCGGTAGGGGCTTTAATCTTGCTGGGTTTGGCCATAGCCGGAGCTTTAGGTGAGGCTTTAGCAGTAGTAACCCCCGCTTTTTTGGCTTTCAACTCTTGGCTTTCATTGGGCCTGCGTTTACCCTTTACGACAGTTTCAGGTATGTCAGAAACTCTTTCCTCTGGCTTTTTACCTTTGCCAAAGGCTCTGCGAGTCCTAGCTTTTTGTTTAGCTTTAGGCTTTTTCTTCTTCCTAAACATACGGTCAAATATGCCCATGACTTAACTCCCTTTCATAACTACCATTTTAGCTTTGCGAACACCTTGTTTCGCTTTACCACAACCACGGACTTTACCCCCTTTTTTCATACCCATAGGACTCATAGCTCCCATAGGTGGACGTTTCTTTTTCTTTTTGAGGGCTTGCATGTAATCCATAGGCTCTTGAGGCCCTGATGCATCTGGAGCCATCATGCCTCCCATATTATATCCTTTAGCTTTCATACTTTTATCTCCAGTATTTTAACAATTCCACTTGCGTAAACTCTTATTGATACGGCTATTCGGATCGTTAGCCGTTTTAGAGCTTGTGTTGCGTTTCTTCATACCTGTCATACGAGCGCAAAAAGATTTGCGCCTATTGGCAGCTTTAGAACCTTTCTTTAACTTGCTAGGTTTTGTAGTAACAGCGGTCTTTAGCTTACTGCCGGGATTAGCTTTGCGATAACTAGCAACACCTTTTTTGTTCAAGCCTCCAGACGCACTCTTCCCTTCCTTACGGGTCCAAGCCGGAGACTTTTTAACTGATCCCCCACTTTTATAGTAGGAACGCATAACCTACTCCAATATCAGAGTTATTTTATTGCCCGAACCAGGGG